GGACGCCGGGATCTCCCCCGCGTACTCGTCGGGTTTCGCCGTATCCGATCGCGATCGTCGGGAGTTCCTCCGCGGCGCGGAGCTTATGGGTTACCTCCGGCCGGGTTTCCGGTTGCATCCGCAGCAACTCCAACTCTGCGACACGCTCGCGGCTCCCCGGCGTACGTACGCGATCGAGGAGCCGCGACGCGCGACGAAGTCGACGAGCATATTCATGCTGTTGCTCGGGCGGTGCGCGTCGCGGCCGAACTACCTCGTCACGTACACGGCGCAATCGGGGATCGCGGGCTCCCGGCAATTCGTGGCGTGGGCGCTCCACCTGGACGCCGTGAACCCGGCCGACGATCTGGATCTCCCTCCGTGGCTCCGTGGGCAGCGACGGCCGAAGTCGAAAGCCGCGCAACGTCAGATCGCGCTGTTCGGGGAGGAGCTGTCGGAGCCGGAGGAGCATCCGACGAGCGGCCGCGGGTTCTCGATCAAGCGCGGAGCCGGTCATCAAGTGATTCAGTTCGACAACGGCTCCAGCTTCACCCACATAGGACCGAACGCCGCGAACTTTCGCGGAGCCGCGTCGGACGTGTCATGGATCGACGAAGCGCAGGAGGTCGACGTCGACGAGGGCGCGGATCTCCTCGCAGCGATCCGGCCGCTCCAGGACACGCGTCCCGGCGCGTCGATCATCCTCAGCGGGACGGCCGGCGAATCTCGCGCCGGAGTGTTCTACGACTATCTGGAGCGCGGGCGCGCGCTGGATCCGGACGTCGGGATCCTGGACTATGCCGCGGACCCGGCGACGCCGTGGGAACTCGTCGAGGATCCCGACGAAGCGATGAAGCTCCTCGCGGCCGTGCATCCCGGTCTCGGGACGATGACGACGCTCGAAATCATGCGCGCGCAGTGGCGGGATCTGCCGCGGCCGCAATGGGCGCGGGAGTACCTCTCGCTCTGGCCGGAGACGTTCACGGCGCGCGCCATTCCCGCGGCGCTCTGGGAAGCGGCTCATATGACACCACGGGTCGACATACCGGAGCGCGTCGCGTTCGGATGGGCGATCCGGCCGGGAGGATCCGTCGCCGCGATCGCGGCAGCGTGGCGTGATCGCGACGGGATCGCGTACGTCGAGATCATCGATCACCGGCCGGGGACGAAGTGGCTCCCGCAGCGCGCGCAGGATCTCACGCGCCGCTATCGGGGATCGATCGTCGGGTTCGACGCACGAGGGGAGGGAGCCGCGACCCGCACGGAATCGGAGCGGCTCACGCCGCGGCCGCGTCTCCAGGAGCATCGCTGGACGGATATCACGGCCGGATCGATCCAGCTCCTCCGTGATCTGGAGCGCGGGACGCTCCGGCATTTCGGACAGCTCCCGCTGAATCTCGCCGTCTCGCAAGCCTCCCGGCGCGACTCCGGCGACGCGGGCGCGTGGACGTGGTCTCCTATGAGCCATGACAGCGAGATCGTCTGTCTCGACGCCGCGACCCGCGCGCTCCGTCAATGGGATATGCATCCCGTCGCGGGGAGCGTCGGCGTCATCCGCCCATCACGTTGAGGGACCATATGAACATCAGGCTTGATACGTCGAACATGGGCGTCGACGCGGACGGGAACCCGCAGGGATACACGGTCGCGCGGTGCGACCATTGCGCGTACTGGCACGCGTTCGCGTGGAGCCGGGAGGCGGCGCTCCGCTCCGGCGCGGAACACGAGCGACTCGTCCACAAGGGAACCCGCGACGCAGAGCGTCGACTGAACCGGCTCCTCGCAGCGGAGCCGGGGAATCTGTGAGACCGCGCCTCCTGGATCTCTACTCGTGCGCCGGAGGAGCCGCTGTCGGATACGCGCGCGCCGGGTTCGACGTCGTCGGCGTCGACATACGACGCCATAGGAACTACCCATATGAACATCATGTGAGCGACGCTCTGGAGTACCTCCGCGACCACGGCCGGGAGTTCGACGCGATCCATGCGTCCCCTCCGTGCCAGAAATTCACAAAGGCCGGCGCTGTCGCGCGCCGCGCTCACCTGGATCTCCTCACGCCGACACGCGCCGCGCTGGAGGATCTCGGGCTCCCGTTCATCATCGAGAACGTTCCCGGCGCTCCTATGGCGTCATACGTGACGCTATGCGGATCGGAGTTCGGGCTCCGCGCGACGGATCTCGACGGGACCGTCCTCCAGCTCCGGCGTCATCGACAGTTCGAGTCGAACGTGTTCCTCATGGGCGCGGGCGGATGCCGCCACGATCCGCGGCTCCCGACAGCGTCGGTCTACGGAAACGGGACCGCGTGGAAAGCCGCGCCGGAGGCGCGCCGCGGAGGGTACGTCCCGCACAAGTCCGTGTGCGCGCAGCTCCTCGGGATCGATCACCGGATGACGAAACGGGAACTCTCGGAGTCGATCCCGCCCGCCTATACGGAGTTCCTCGGGAGACAGCTCCTCGCGCAGCTCTGAGACTCTAATGATTTCGGTATGCCGAAATTGACTCGGGTTCGTCGTATGAATCTCATATGGCGATCATCACGGATTGGATCTCACGCGGTCCGCGCGTAGCGGAGTCCGTGGCATCGCTCCAGGACTCCCGCGGGACGACGTCGGCGCGCGCCGGGATCCAATCGCCGTGGACGACCGGGCAGCTCCAGCAACTCGTATGGTCGGACATTTTCGGTCTGGAGACACAGTGGATCACGCGCGCCGAAGCGCTCACGATCCCGGCCGTGTTCAAAGCGCGCGCCGTGCTCCTCTCGCTCATCGCGGACAAAGTGCTGTACGCGCTCCGGAACGGCGTCCGCGTGGAGCCGCAACCCGTTTGGTTGTCCTGGACGCCGGGGCAGCTCTCGCCGTGGCAACGCATGGCGAACACGGTCGACGATCTCGTGTTTTACGGCTGGAGTCTCTGGAGCCGGGAGAACGGCTCCCGTGGGGAGATCCTCTCCGCGACCCGGATCCCGTTCGAGTTCTGGACGTTCGACGCGAACGGGAACATCCTCGTCCGCGCCGACGACGGCGAATTTAAGCCGGTCGACCCGGCGACGATCATCCTCATCCCCGGACCCTCCGCGGGTCTGCTGGAGTACGCGACCCGCACGCTCCGCGGCGCGGCGCGACTGGAGACGTCGTGGGCGAACCGCGCCGCGTCCCCTATCCCCGCGATCGATCTGCACGAGACCGTCATGTCCGGCATTACGGAGACCGAAGCGCAGGACGTCGTGAATCAGTGGGCGGCCGCGCGGCAGGATCCGAACGGCGCGACGGCGTTCACGCCGTACAACATCGAAGCGCGCGCGCTCGGGAACGTCTCCCCGGATCTGTTCATCGAGGGACGCAACGCGACCCGGATCGACGTCGCGAATTTCTTCAACCTCCCCGCGCAGCTCCTGGACGGCTCCCTCTCGACGGCGTCGCTCACGTACTCGACGCAGGAGGGACGCCGTAACGACGTGCTCGATTACGGGCTCCCCTACTGGATCCGCCCGATCGAGTCCCGGCTCTCTCAGGACGACGTCGTCCCCCGCGGACAGAGCGTCGGGTTCGATTTCGGTCCGCTCGCGTCGACGACGACGCCGACAACGATCAACGTCCCGGACTAAGGGGATCCGCATATGACGACCATTGAAACCGGCGTTTTCGCCGTCGACCACGAAGCGCGGCAGATCCGCGGCGTCCTCGTCCCGTGGGGACAGCGCTCCCGGACGAACCGGTCGAAGAATCGGCCGATCACGTTCCCCCGCGGCTCCGTCCGGATCCCGCGGGACGTGAGCGTCGTCGGTCTCAATTTCGATCACGACCGGTTTCAGCCTCTCGGCCGCGCCGACGAGATCGAGGACACGGACGCCGGACTCGTCGCGACGTTCGCTCTCGCGGACACGGACGACGCGGACGCGTGGCTCGCGGACCGCGGGGAGTTCGTGCGGCTCTCCGCGGAGGTTCGGAACATGCTCCGCGACGACGCCGACAACGGGACCGCGGATCTCACCGGAGCCGCTCTCGTGTCGGAGGGCGCGTTCGAGGGTGCCGCGCTGTTCGCCGTCGACGACGACGACGACGAAACGGACGACGTCGACGACGTCGACGAGGACGCCGACGCCGGACCCGGCGTCGACGAGGACGACGACGTCGCGGACGTCGACGAACAGGAGGAAACAGTGAGCGCAACCGCGCCGGAGTCGATGCTCGCCGGAGCCGCGTCGACGTCAACCCGAACCGCTCCGAAGCTGTCTCGCGCCGGATTCATTTCGGCGCTCTACCGGGCGCGGACGTCCGGCGACGCGGCCGCGCTCCGGCCGTACATGGACTCCGCGGAGCGGGTCGGTCTGTTCGCGCTGGATGACGTCAAGTACGACGGCGTCGGCGGTCTCGTCACCGATTGGCCGGCGTCCTGGCTCGGGGAACTCTGGCAGGCCGTCCCGGAGGTTCGGACGTTCATCCCGGCGTTCAACATCGGCACGCTTACCGGCATGAAAGCGTCCGGCTGGACGCTGAACGTCCCGGACGCGGCCGTCGCGCCGTGGGCCGGTAACAAGTCGGAGGTTCCGTCCGAACCGATCACGACCGGGATCGAGGAGTTCGACGCGCAGCGGTTCGCGGGCGCGAACGATCTCGCGCGGGAGTTCTGGGATTTCGGTCGTCTCGACGTGATCGACGCGTACACGCGCGGAATGGTCGCGGCGTACCAGAAGCAGAGCGACACGTTCGCGCTGAATCAGGCCGTGGCCGGCGCGGGGACCGCGACGCTCGGGACCGTCCCCGCGGACGTGAACCCGTATCTCGCGGCGCTGTACGACATCGTCGACGCGATCACGGCCGCGGGCGGAAACCCCGGCGTGATCCGTGTCGCTCCCGACGTCGCGCGCGCGCTCGCGCTGGAGCTGGACGGGAATCAGCTCGCCTATGTCGCGGGCGCGGCCGGAGTCGGAACCGGCGAATTCTTCGGACCGGTCTACCGGCAGGACGCACGGCTCGCGGCGTCGACGATCCTCGCGGCCGATCGGAACGGGTTCGG